AATAGCCATTAAGGTACTCCTAAATACATTATTAATAGTAGTTTACATTGTTATTACTAGTTAAGCTAATGGGCTTAACTGAGGTAGCGTTAATTTAGTATCAAAATAATCTCTTATTTGATCATATACTAATACACCTGGATTAGTATTTAAAGTTCGTGCATAAAAAGTGCTGGGCTCTTCGTAAGTGTTTATGTTTGAAAGATTAGCAGAAAGCATGAGATCACTATAATCTGGCTCTTCTAACAATTCTCTTTGTTCTTCTAACTCTTTCCATTGTTCTGCAGAAGTCTTTAAAAAATCCTGTAATTCATCTGATAACTCTTCCATTTGTTGAGCTTGATAAGCAGTTCCTACTGCGCTTACAGCATTTATTAAATTTACCGGGTTTGATAAACTAAATGTATCAGGATTAAATCCACCTTCAGGATTAGCTGTTACTACTATTATAGCTAATTGTACCGCAGCTCTTAGCCACGGATCATCAATTGCAACCATTACTTGTTCTAATGCAAAACTAATAACTACAGCCTTTATAAATGCTGCATAAAAAGCAGTTGCAGTAAATCCACCATCAACAGCTGTAAAATATAATGTTATTAATACAAAAATTGCTAAGATTACAAGTCTTTTAATCTTTCCCCACAGTTCTTGGTACCATTTTAAATAAAATTCGTACAAGCTGTGACTAACTACTACAAAACTTTCTGAAAATATTTGCTCTTTATAATGAAGTAAAGGTAAATTTGCTAATACTCCGTGTATAAGGGGTATACAAAAATTATCGTAGTCTAATGAAGCAGGGTCAGTTGATACTGCTATAGCTACAGATTGTCTTCTACCTGAAGGGTAATCTACCGTTGTACTTGCGCTAATTCCTGTTATAACCAATCTACGGTATGTATTTTCCCCGTATGCACTAGGCGCTGTTAAAGTTATTGTTCCACCAGCTGCAACTGTACTTTCGTAAGACGTGCTATACCCTGATACAACTGTATTAGCTATTCCATTAAAATTTAACTGAAAGTTGTAATCACTTTCTGAAATATTTACAGAATAATTAGTAGCAGTCCAGTTAACAGCACCGGTACCTGGATCCAAATGATTTAAATATATAGCATCAAAAAACTCAAATAAATACGCTTTACCTGCTTGAGTACTTGTATTAATGTTAACTGCATTTAATAAAAATATATCAGTTATAGCGTTGTCTTCATCACCAACATCTGTTGGTACACCTTCCTTCATAGCTTCAAATACTTTTTTAAAAGGAAAAGCTATAGTGTCTAGTAATCTTGATGCGTCGTCATACTCTTCTTTACGTGATGCTGCGTCTATATACACGCCGTCTAACATTAAAGGATAAATTGGATATGCTACAAAATCAGTAGCATTTGCGTACGTGCTAAAAATGTCATGAAAAAGATTTGCATCTTTAACAGCCGGGTGATACAACTTTATTTTAGGCAATCCCAGGTGTAAGTAAGTATATATTAATACTTTTGTATTATATCCAGCAGGTCTAATACCTACTTTATTAGTAGTACTAATAACTGTGTTGCTACTGTTTCTAACAGTTTCTACGTATGAAAAAGTAGTGTCATCTATTATTGCAGCAGCAGTGTACGCTTTAGTAAGCGTTGCACCGTATTCTGTGTAAGTAAAAGAGTGTACTGAGGTATCGTAAGTGCCAATAGGGCTCTGTAACGAATCAAGAAGTTGTATAGCTGTAGGAGTGTTGTACTCAGTGTTAGTTATTGTGGGAACGCCTTCAGGAAAAGCTAAACTTATAAAATAACTTTCATCTCTTAATGGACTAGACTGAGTAACTGTAGGAAGTTTGTGCACATAAGATTGCTTAGCTGCCTTTAAATATGATCTAGCAGAAGTATACTTATTATTAATTACTGCACGTCTAACAGCTTCACAAGGAGTTAATCCTCTCATTGAAGCCGTCATTACTGCCCCACGTATAGTAGGGATTGTTTCTACTATTTCCCCAAATATAGGGGAAGTATATGCAAACGCATCTCGATGCCACCCCATTTAATACTCCACTAAGGTGTTAGGCTTGAGTATTCTAAGCCAGAGCTTTTAACAGCATTTTTTAATACGTTACCAATTGATGCATTATCAATAGGAAGAGTGTAAGTAGTACTAGTTGGATCAGATCCTTTAGCAATCTGCCAGATTTCGCTGACTAACTTAGCTGCTTTTTGTTCTGCATCTCGTGCAAATCCATCTTTTTGAGCAGTATATAGTTCTTGCTGTCTAGTTACTAATATTGTTTGCTCAGCTTCAGTTAATGCTTTCTTTTCAAGCATAGTTTTTTCAGCAGTTAATTTAAGAGCTTGCTGAGCTTTTATTACTAAATCTTGAGTAGAGTTTAAGTCTGTTCTAATAGTATGCGCTTCTTGTTCTAGTTTCTGTGCATCAGATAGTGCTACTGCACTTGTAATCTGTTCACGTTGTTTAGTAGATGTGTCTAAACCATCTTGTAACTGAGTATTAGCCCTGGTAGTACCGTCAACAGCTTCAGCCATTTGTACATGTAACAAGTCAATTTGACTGTCCATTTGCACTCGTTGTTTAAGACTAGTAGTTAAAGTATCTGTTAGTTGGGTATTAGCACGAGCAGTGCCATCTAACTGTTCTTGTATTTGGGTATCTAATAAAACCACACGTGAGTTTATCTCTTCACGCTGTTTTGCATTAGTAATTAAAGTGTCATTTAATTGAGTAAGAGCAAGCTCTGCTTGCTGCTCACCTAATACAAAAGATACTGATTGTTGCATTGCAGATTGCACAGCACCAAGATAAACAGTTGCATACTCAGCACCTTTTATACGACCTTTAGTATATTGATCGTCTAAGTGTGCAGTTACTGCTGCCATTAACTTATCAAATACACCTGTACCTGATAGGCTTCCTGCAGTAATTTCTGTTATATCAATAGTGGGCATAATATTACCTTAAAATTTAATAGTAGATGTATACGTAGCATCTACAGCAACTGCATTTACATTGATGACATGGGCTACATTAGTAGAAGTTAAAACTTCGTATCGCCATATGCCTTTTTTGTTTAAAACATCTGAGAAAGATATTTCACCTGCTGCTAATAAAGTAGGAACAGCATCAGTCGTTAAAGAGATGCTGCCAAATATACCATCAGGATCTACTGATCTTACGCTTATAGCATCTGCTGCTACCTCAGCTGTTTTTAGTTGAGGACGTGTAATTGTAAAAGAAACAGTAGAATCCACGGTATACATATATTTTTCCTATTATTCGTCGTTAACTAATGCTTGCTGACGAGTTAAATTACGTAGTTCTTCTGGTGTTAAAGGAGATAAAATTTCAATACTAAACTCTGGTACTAATTTACTTTTACGAGTTTTAGCACCACTAGGACTAGTAGATGTGTGAAATACAGAACATTTACGCTCTTTAATCATGTTATAAATAATGTTTGGTACATGCCAACCATCTGGTGCATCAAACGGTACAAACTTTTTAAATGTACCCAATTTAGCTGAACCTACAGAAAAGATTTCTCCTTCCCAGTTCTTCTTGTTTGGATTCATACATGTAATTCGGATACGTATAAGAGCAGCTGCTTCTTTACGTTTTTCAACAATTAACTGTGACATACTTAATTTAGTAGATCTTACTGGCTCTACTACTTCTTCAACTGGGGATAATTTTGCATCCACTAGCTTACGTAACTTAGCTACTCCAGTGTTATGTCGATACTCAATGCCTAACTGATCTGCTCTTGCACGAAGAGATTCAATTTCAGTTGGAATTTCATTTTCGTCTTGTTCAATTTCTAGGTGTTGACTTGTTTCGTTCATTTTACATCTACCTTTTAGAAGAGGGTGATACCTCTGTATATGAAAAAACCTCCCCGTTAAGGGAGGTTATATTATACCGCTACTTTATACTTCAGCAACAGTCTTAAGTAATGCTAAGCGCTCTGCTCGCAAAATCATAGTACCGTAGTACCACTTGATGCTGTAGAAGCCAGTCTCGCCGTATGGGTCAGAAGAACTGTGGTTCTCACTGGGACGTACGTGCTTGATCTTAAACTTAACAGTCTTACCATCAGTTTGGAAACCGACAGTAGTAAACGCGCCATCACCAACAACTAACATTGGAAACACGTCGTACTGAGCACTAGTTGAATGATAACCGGCATCATCAGCAGTTACTGCAGCGCCAACACCAGCAAACTTCATCATCTCAGGAACTTCAACGATGCGGAAAGCATCTACTGCACCAATTTCACCACGAATTACAGTGCCAGCCTGTGCGTACTGTGCAACAGGAATAAAAGCCTTGTTATTGTGGTAATCAGTCATTTTCATGAGTGCAGGAACTAACTCAGATCCAACGTACATAACACGAGCAGCGTTAACTACTTTAGTGTCTACCATGCGCGAACCAGAGATAACTTTGGTTTGCTTAGGCGTACGGTTGTTGTTTAGCTCAATGCTTAACTTAACTAGATCATCATAATCTACTTTAGTAATACCAGCAGTTTCGCCAGACAATGTTGCATTACTAGTTGCAACACCTGCGTAACGAACTACACCAGCACCGTTTAACAAATCAATCTGAAGTTGGTCTTCAGTGATTTCGTTAGCAGCTTTAACAGACTCAGTAGTAAGATGCTGCATTAGCTCTGAATCAGAATCAAAGTCCATAGACTCCTGAGAGTACTCATCGAAGAAACCAAACTTCTCAATAGTACCTTCTAATTCTAAACGCTTCATACCAACGCGGTTAACACGGCCACCAGCTTCAGTTAAAGCAGGGATTTTAGCAGTAATAACACCGACGTCTTTAGAAGAGCCATACAAGTTACCGTTTGCATAAGAAGCACCGGCACCATCAAGACCTTGTCCAGTGACGTTACGATCGTCTAGGATAGGCATGTAATGGAAACGTTTAATGGTTTTACCCATGTTCTTAGGCATTGCAGTAACGTCAGCTAACTGGCCAAAGTATTGCTCTTTTGCGGCTTCTACGAGAGCCTTTTTCGCGTAGAAATCCGTCCTAATCTGACCACCAACGTCAGAGGCTGTCCCACCTTTGGGATCGTTATATGTCAAACTCATAATCATACACCTTCTATTAAATAGTGATTAAACAAACTTACTAGCAGACATCTTCTCAAATTCTTCATCACTCATACTGAGCACGTCAAATTGAGGAGCTGTTTTACTAGTCTTACTTTTCGTAGAACCTGCAGCTTTTCGCTTATTAGCCAGCTTTGGGTCTACGGGATTGTTTGTCTTATTAACACTATTTGATTTAGATGTACTAACTGGTTGGGTTGGGGTGGCCTGTACAGGGTCACCAAAACCTCCATTAGAATTGATCGCATCGCCTACTTGTTTATAAGCCTCAATATCAGAAAGACCACTTAGTCTCCCTAAAATTCGCTCCCGTTCTACTACTTCACTTACTTTTTTGTATATCCCAGATCCAACATGCTCGTTGATGACCTTAATTATATTAGGGTCTTTGGCGATCATATCTTTGGACGCTTCGTCCCACTTATTACCAATGATATCAATAGTAGTGTTAAAAGAACTTGTGTCTCGAATGTCATCGAGTATTCCGTCTAGTGCTACTTCGTTATCAGAGACATTGTAAGCATTGGGTTTATACGCAATATTTTCAGTGTCAATATCTAATGGATCAAGTCCACTATCCTTCACTAACTTCTTGACTGCTTCAGGATCTTTTTTACTGAGATCAATCAAGTAGCTAAGTTTCTCTTCGTCTAGCAAGCCATGGTTGTCTAACATTTTAACCATTTTAAGATTAGGCTTTAAAGCAGCCATCTTCTTGTTATAGTTAGCACCCATTTGCATCAATGACCTGGCATCTTCTACCGTGTCTACTTTGATGTCCTTACCATTAGCCTTAAATGGGCTAAGTAACTCTTCATACTGAACTTTATAGTCTATTTCCCCTTTAGAGTCAATATCAGCTTCTGTACTGTCTCTAGAACCATCGTCTGAAGGGTTTTCAGTATCGCTAGTATCATCTGTAATAACTTCTTCAGATGCAGCTTCAGGGACTGTACCAGCCCCTTCAGCTGCTTCATCTGTACTGTCATCATCAGATGCATGTTCTTCATCATTGTCTTCATTTTCTTCTTCCTCAGTTTCTTCAGTTTCTTCTAAGGTATTTTCTTCTACCTCATCTTCGACTTCGTCTTCTGGAGGTGAAGTAGCAATTTCTTCTTCTGATTCTAACCGAGCCATTTCTGCTGCAATAGCATCATTAACCTCGTCATCAGGTAAATCTAAAGGATTAACAGCGGCTGATTCTGACATGTTACAGCTCCTCTGCTAAAAGTTCTTGACGAGTCTCTTCGTCCTCTTTAATTCCCTGCTCTGCCATTCGACCTATTTGCATAACAGTATTTAAATACTGTCTAAAATGACCAACAGCAGTAATTCCATCATCAATAGTTTTTTGTAAACTATCACTTTGCATAGCAGGATCAGCACGTAAAATAACTAAACGACTTGCTTCATCTACAAAATAACCAGTATCTATTAACCCTTGAAAATCTTTATTACTTATAAGACGTAATAAACTTTCCATTTTAACTACATCTTTACGTGCAGAGTCAATACTAACTTCAATTTGCTCAATTTCATTCATTTCAATTTACCTTTGTGTCCCCCAGCTTTACCTGTAGGTTATCTTGGTTAAGTTTAAATACGAGGTTATTGTGCCTCGGCACCTTTTAACATTCCGTCTGCAGCTTTTAAATCTAACTGCGCACGTCTGTCAAAATCTTTCTTCTGTAACTCTTTATCTACATCAGCTCCAGATTCACGTTCTAAAAACGCTAAATCTTCAGTATCTGATTTACTCTCTAAGTTACGAGTTTTAGCCATCTTAAGTTGGACGTCTACTTGATTCTCTTGGGCTTTAGCATTTTCGTTAGCAACTTGTGCTCTTAACAGCTCAACTTCTAATGTAGCTCTTTCTTCTTCAAGTGGATTAGGTTGTGGCTGATATTCTTTAATTCGTTTAGCTAATGCTGGCATCTTACGAAGCATAGCAATTTCTTCCAATAGCATCTGACCCATAGATGGATCCATAGAGTTACCCATAGTCTGTAGCATAAATGCTAACTCTTGAGCTTTCTCGTTATCTGTTTCAGCAGTGCTAATAGTTAATCTAAGATCAAAGTTACCTGCTAAATCATCTCTACGTACTTGAACAAACTCGTCGTTTGTAATGCGTATAGTTTCTTCTTCCGATAAAAATTCTGCATTCATTGCTAAAATCTTACGGCCAGCTTCACTAATACAAGTAGCTAATCGACGTAAGATACCTAGCTCACGCTTACTTGTAGCGTCTAGTGTTCCACGAATGCCGGTAGCTGTATTACCAAGTGCTTGACCACTTAAGCCAGAAGAGAACGCTTTAACACCTGTTAGTGATTCTGCTTCTTGATTTTGTAGCCCTATCATTGTTTCAGCTGATTTAGGAATTTCCGGGTAAGCACCCATATGAAATGCCTGACGTGGATCTACCTGGGCGTTAAATTCATAATCTAAACCTCGCTCATACTTACGACGGTTAGTTACATCAAGAGCATCTTTACGTATTCCTAGTTGTCCGTTAGCTGAGCGGCCCATGATATCAATCATGCCACGAGTTACAGCACCTACAATTTTTTGATTATCTTCTAGTAATGCACCATCTGGTTCACCATAGCTAGAGTTACGCTTAGGTAACATCTGAGCCATAACAAACGGAATCTTTTGATCTGGGAATGGATTCGATTCCATTCTAATTATTGTGTCACCTACATAAGTAGCAACAATAGGCTCTACTATGCCTGTTTTATTAATATCCCAATAACCCCAATACTCATACGCAACAAACTTCTGACGAGGTTTATCTTTAAAATTAAATACAGCTTCTTCCATAGTAGAGTGATGATCTGGCTCAGATAATAGTGAGTTACCAGAAACATTAATTTTATCTAGATTAGTATATCTACCATCTTTCTTAAGATCAGAAAGATCTGTTTCAAAGCTGTAAATTAAAAATTGTGCTTTTTCTAGATCACCTTTACA